CAGCGTTCAAGCCGACAACAGCACCACACTTGAGGGTTTGGTTGGCGGCCACGGTGACAACGTCACGCGAGTAGCGGCCAATCTCATCCTCTTCATACAGGAGCCAGTCACTGGCGCGACCCGGCTCGTTCTTGACAGCGGAGACCATAATGTCTTTCCTTTCGTCTATGGGTTAAGGGACAGCGGGTCAGGCTCGCTTGCTGAATTGTGCTGCGCGCTTTTCAGCGTCAGCCATCAGCGGGTTGCTTGCGGGTGCAGTGGTCTGCGCGGGTGCGCTGCCACCGTTGGCCTGGTGTTGGAACAACGCAGCGGTCTGCGGAGCGGAGGCACCGCCAGCAGGCTTCTTGAACTGTTCACGCATCACCTTGGCCGTGGCGTCAAACGCTTCCTGCGGCATGGCGCTGAACGCCTTCGCTTCTGCGTCGTCTGCCTTGTATTCGCGACCGATGTCGGTGAACAGTTGCTGAACAGCAGCAGCACGGGCTTCAGAACTGAATTTGGTCAGCTTGTCGGTGGCATCCGTAAGTTGCTTGCTCAGGTCGTCCTTGCTGGCTTGGAGCGATTTGTTCTCGGCTTCCAGCGCAGCAACGCGATCTTGAAGTTGCTTCAAGTCCATTGCGCTTTCTCCTTGTGAAGAGGGTGAAGTATCACCGCCTCGCGACATTGCTGCGGCGGAAGTATTCGAATCCCATCCGGTGGCCGTGAAGCTCACCTCGACGATTTTCGAATTTTTGAACACAGTGATTGGGCCAGCAAAGGTGTGCCCGTTGACCACTGTGTTGGAGCCCTGGAGCACTTCTTCAATGCTGCCGGGTTCAATGTGGACGCTCATCTGCCACGGGAAGCCTTCGTCTGACTCCTCCGCCACTGATGTGCCGTGTTCGTTGCTGAGCAGGTTGCCGCTCACCGTGAGCCCCACCTCGTTGCTGATGCTGGAGGCGGTCACGTAGCCGCACCGTTGAGACCGACTGTGGTCAATCAACGCGGGCAGTTTGTCCGGTACGCTCAGGGTGGTCAGGTCGAACACCACGCTGCCCCAGTACCAATGACCAGTGATGACGTCGCCCGAGTACGCCACGCCGCTGAACTTGCGCTGGCGCTTTTCGCCCGTGCCGTCCATGCTGAACTTTGCTTGGGCTGTGAGCGAGAACTGCCGGTTTTCGGCGTTCAGTTCTCGCTTGGTGGCATCTGCCATGGTTGAAACTCCTAAATGTCGGTCTGTCGTTCGTTGCTGGCGCTTATAACTGAAGGCCGGAGCAAAGTAAAGCCGAAGTTGCTATTTAGAGCAAATTTAGCCCTTACCCACCCCGCCCTGCAGCCTTTTGCTCAATAAGTGCACCGCTCTGCTCTCTGCTGCTCAGGCTTTGCGCTTAGGGGCACCGCTCAGGTCACTCCCGGCCTCATCTGCCTGCTCTTTGACCTTGGCCTTGGCCTGCTGAATGGCCTTCTTCAGCTGAGGCTGCTCGCCCTCCAAGTCCTCACCGAAGGCGTCCAAGCCCTGACGCACCCCCGCGCCGTAGTCCTCGCCGGGGTTCCAGTCCCAGCCTTCATCCGGGTCAACCTCCGGGGCTACGGGCGTGACCCCGCGCTTCTGGGCTTGCTTCTCTGTCAGGCTAATCACCGTGCACCGGCAACGGTAGCCGCAAGGCGGGTAGTGCGTCTTCCACCAAGGGTCATCGTGGTGGAGCACAGTGTTGTCCATGACCAAGTGGGAGGGGCGTGTGCGGCTGTCGTTGATGGCGTCATACATCAGATAGGGTCGGCTCGAGCTCACTGTCTTCTGCTGTTGCCAACGCCCCCGGTTGTACGCCACCTGCATGTTGGTACGGAAGATGTTGTCCAGCCGGTGCGCTGGCAGGTCAACGCTGGTGCTGCCGGACTTCACAGCCTTCTGAAAGTCCTTGAGCGTCTTGCCATTGCGCAGAGCGTCGGCCACCAAGTCAATCACGAACTTGATCTGCTCCAGGCTGGCCAACCCAGCAATGCTGACGGACTGGCTGCGCTGCATGCCCACCAGCTTGCCATAGTACTCGTCCGGCAGCACCACGTTCCGGCTCTCCGCGTACTCAATGGCTTCAATGAAGCTGAGTGCGGTGGCCATGTTACACCTTGCCTTCTGCGTGGACGTAACCCAGCACGTCAGCAGCGTAGAGGGCGTGCTCCAACGTCACCGTGAATTGCTCTGTGCTGACCTTGTCACCCATGAGAGCGAACAAGCGGTCAGCCAAGTCCTCTGAGGACGTGGCAGCCAGCACCGCAGAACGAACCTGCGCTGGGTCCAGGGGCAACCCACCCTCACCCAAGGATGCGTCGGCCTGGTCTTCAATCAGCTGTTGCTGCTGAGTGAACCGCGTGCCGGAGCCGTGCTTTGTAAAAAGGTGAGGAGGCGTCTGAGCAGCCTTGGCTCCGGTGCCAGAGTTCGGTGTAGCATTGGCATCGCCGGTCTGACCGGGATTAGCTTCACCGCCACCTTGAGGCTCGGCTGGAGGTAAGCCGGCAACCGGGTCTTCGCTGCTCAGCGTGAAGTCCTCCTCACGTAAATCGTAGTTGTCTTGAAAGTAACCTTTCTCAAACCGCACACCCACCGCGTACAGGTCTTTGTCACGCGTGGCGCGTTCCTTCTCCAGACCCACCTCGTCAGCAAACACCACCTCGTGCTTGACCCACCCGTTGAGCTCACACAAGGCGTCCACAATCTTCTGCATTGTCGGCCTCACCAGCATGATGTCGCTGTTGCGCTTGTCCATCCGTACCGCGTCGTGCACTTGGCCCAGAGCACGGTTGCCGCTACCGCCATCAGTGCCGGAGGTCAACGTCTGACCCAGCACCACCTTCTGAATGCGGCGGATGACACTATTCTCAAACATCTCAAACGACTGACCGCTGTTGCCTGCAGGTACGCCCACGGCTTCCACGCTGTCCTCTTTGTCGATGCCAATCACCGCTTGGCTGTGAGCCAGGAGCAGTGCCTTGACCATCTCCTTGGGGTCACCGGACTTGCCCACCAAGAGCGGAGCCCCAAAGCGTTCAAGGAACTTGCCCCAGAACTTCCAGCCGTTGTTGCGGAAGTACCAAGCCCAGTAGAGCCTGCTCAGCAACGCCTCCCCGTAGGGCTGCATGTACGTCGGGCGTGCGCGTGTCAAGAAGAACTTGTAGCGTTGGTCGACCTCAATGCCTACGCCGCCGCCCGAACCGTCATCAGGGAAGTACATGAGCCGCCCGTCGGGCTTGGGCTCAAACCAGCTGAAGGGCTTTTCACCGAGGTACTTGACGCCAATGACTCCGTCCTCGCGTCGGTAGTACACCGCCTCCATCACGCTGTACCCGTAGAGCCGAGCCTGCCAAGCGCCACTCGCTGCGTCCTGAAGTACCGGGGCAAGCACGTCCATGATCAACTTGCCTTGTGTGGACTCGCTAGGCTCTACCCGCAGGGGCGTGGCCAGCATGGCGTCCAAGCGGGTCTCACACGCCTGAGCAATCTCATCATCGTACATCAAGGTGCGTAGGCGGTCACGCCGAATACCGGCCTGCTTCAGCACCTCGTCCAAGTCGGGAATCTTGGTGAGCAGACGCACCAGCTGAGTGGTGGCCTCCTCTTCATACAGCGCCACCTGTGCGCCGGGGTTGGAACCGTCGTTCACCGTGCCCGTGGCAGAAGGGCGGGAGAACAGGCGGGTAAAGAAGTTTCGGTTGCTCATACAATGCTCCTAGTTGAAAGTGCGGCCACCACCTGTGTAGGGTGCAACCGAAGGTCGTTTGAAATTCTCACGCGTGGTGTACCAGTTCACGCCCTGAGTCCATGCGTCCACGTCGTCATCGTTCTTGACGCCAGGGAACCGGGCAAACAGGTCAACAAAGTCGTTGACCCACTCACATCCCTTCAGCGTGGGGCTGGGCAGGAAGAAGTTGCCTGCCTCGTGCTGCGGCTGTACAGCGTTGGCCCGAGCTACCTTGCCCCCCTGAGGGCTGATAGGCGTCAGGCCGGGTACGTCGTCTTCCAGTGCGTCCAGTACCGCTGGACCATTGGCTTTGTCCTCAATCAGCACGGCAATTGTCTTGCGCGTGAAGGGTGAGCGGGCGTGTTCGTTCAGGATGCGTGTCTTGGTGGCGCTGAACCCCATGCGCTCACATACTCGGGCCAGCAGGTACTTGTTGGCACCCTTCCGCCCAATGCAGTGCCCAGCCACGAAGTCCGTACCCGTGCCGTCCTTGAACGTGCAGTCCCAACTCCACACTATCTCCTCCATGTCGGCTGCCATCTGCTCAGGTGGAACGTGATAGAACTGCCAGTCCTTCACCTTGAATATCGACCCCTCACGGCTGGAGGGGTTCTGCTGCAGCTGTGCGTTGGTGTGGTACTTACCCAAGCGGTCTTCCATCTCCCGCACCGTGGCGTCGTCCAGGCGCTCAGGTGCCATGAGCTCACCTTCCACCTTCCGTGGGTCTTGGAACCCCAGTGACGTGGTCTTCCGCAGGGCTGGATCATACCGCATGGGCAGCACCAAGTGCTCCCAGCCCTTCTCATTGGCCAGGATGTACCCGGTCAAGTCCTCCACGTGGAGGCGCTGGTGCACCACGATGATGGCGTCTTCCTTGGGATTGTTCAGGCGCGTGGACGCTGTACCCTTCCACCACTCAATGGACTGAGCGCGGGCAACCTCAGAATCGGCCTCGAGTGCGCTCACAGGGTCGTCAATGACGATGCGGTTGCCCCCGAAGCCCGTACCCGCCGCATCCGTAGCGGTCACCACCCGGCTACCCTTCCGGTTGTTCTCATACCGGGTCTTCACGTTCTGGTCCGTCGTCATGCGGAACCTGGTGCCCCAAGCTGCTTGGTACGCGGGTGACTCCATGATGCGCCGGGAGTCCACAGCATCGCGGGTGGCCACGTCCTTGGCGTAGGAGGCGGTGAGATACTGAAGGTGGGGCTTCTCCAGCCACTCCCACGCAGGAAACGCCTGTGAGATGATAGTGGACTTCAACATCCGGAAGGGAACGTTGATCACCAGCCGCTTGATTTCACCCCGACTCAGCGCCTCCAGGTGCTCGCATATGGCGTGCACGTGCCAGTTGTCCACAAAGGGCGTGCACGGTTGTAACACCGGCCAAGCGTAGTCCCGCAGGAAGCGCCAGAGCGAGCGTTCGGCCTGTACAGCCTTCACCGCTTCCATCCGCGCCCTGAGCTCTCCTGGTGTCATTGCGTAGCTCCCAACAACTTGGCGGCCTGAGCGTACAGTGCTTCCAGGCGGTCCAAGTCCTTCTGAGGTAGAGCCGCCACGTCCTGAATGCCAATGGGTGCTGCGCCCTCAACGCCTTGGATGGCCACCTTCTTCGGCGTGAAGTACGGAGCCGCCTTGTTGGCAGCGTCTAGTCGGGTGTGGAGCGGCAAGCGCGGGTCTAGCGCTACTGCTTTGAGTAGGTCAGCTGGTTGGGACACCCCGCCCCCGTTGAGAGCCTCGCTGAAGCGTTCTTGATCCTTGGTGTGCAAAGCCTTGAAGCTGAGAGCCACGTTGTGTTCGTCCACCAAGGTGCCCGCCTTGTTGCGGAAGACGCCTGGAATGTCGGTGGGCGTGAGCTTGACCTTTCGGGGCGTGATGTTGCGGGTAGCCATTTGTCGTTTCTCCGGTATGACTTCTATGTGCGCGCAGCTTATACCTTAGATGCTGAGTGGCCGTCAAGCCGATATTGACGGAGACGTTGGGCCGCAGCGGGGACGAGCTTCACATCTGCGTGTTTGCGTGAACCGGATACCCGCGCACGCTTTCATATCCGGTTGTGCTTTTTAACGCAATTGCGTTATTCTCTTATTGTGTATTTACACAGAGGTAGAGCCTCCCAGAAACTTTCCTGCCGTGTGTGTCAAAAGCGGGTATCAAGCCCCAGATGGTACTTCGCGTGGCAGCTTTGAATCGTAACTTCACATTTTCAAAAAACATGAAGCGCCGTAAGTGGTGATCTCTACAACAAAAACACCTTGTAGGACTTTCAGTTACAGATACTACCTTACCCAATTAATATCAAGTCAATAAAGAAGTAATGATTGGGATGCAGGAGTAGCGTCCCAACTTTTTGAAGTTTGTGAAGCTGTTCTCTTCCATCGTCCAGCACTCGGGTTCGGGTTAGTGTCCGTCCCTCCAATAGCGCCAATAAATACAGCACTTAGACACGGACCACCGGAGAACCGGAGACACGGAGCACACGCAGAATCTCAAACCCGAGCTTCACAATTCAACCTAGCAGATTGCAAGTTCGCGGTATTTAGGGCACAACTTCTACCGCACGGAGAACCTACCTCACGCAGAAACGCACACGCTTAACCCACGCTTGATCCCTATGAATAAAGGCAGTATGATACCGCACTTTCAACCCCGTAACTTGGAGGCGTACTCATGGCTCACCCGGCAACGCAGCTGTTGCACCCGACCTTCCAGAACACAAAACAAGCTGCAGATGAAATGGCCCTACTTCACGCCGACCTACTATCCACGTTCACCTACACCCCGGATGAAGGATGCTTCCGGTGGAAGGTACGCCCTAGCCCCCGCACTTCAATTGGCAGAATAGCCGGGTCAGCTACCAAGCAAGGCAACGGCACCTCTATACCTTGGCACGGTAAGTCTTGGTCAGAGGCTCAACTGGCAGTGTTCTACATGACTGGGAAGCTGCCGTTGGGCAAGGTGAGCCGCTACGACGGAGTGACGGCAGTAAGCCGGTTTGAGAGCCTGCTATATACGCTCCCGGACGGAAGGCGCTTTCAAGGCAGCAAGGAGATTACACCCCATGAATAACATAGCCTTGACGCACTCAACAGCGGTAGCCTATACTACACGGGCTTTGCGGAGCGGTCACCGAGTTACGGCGGCTGTTCCTACCTGGTGCGTTCTGTCGGCTCCTGCCAGTGGGGCGACCGCTACCGCAAAGCACCCACCTCGTAGCTGGGGAGGGGCCGTATGACAGCCTCCGCCAAGAAGACCAAGAATGGAGGAGCGCTCACCCGTGAGGACGTCCACCAACGCATGTTGGACAAGCTAGGACAATCCGCTCTGGACGAGGAGGACGCTCGGCTGATGAAGCTAGAGCCGCTCACAGGTATGGGCATGAGGTCACTCAAGCTGCCCGAATTCCCCGCGTTCAAAATCCCCTACTTCACCTTGCAAGGCAAGGTTGATAAGTTCTTCCGTGCCCGGTACGTGGTCAGCACCCTGAAAGGGTTTGACGCGGTGGCCGGCAAAAAGCCCCTCCGGTATGTTCAACCCGCCAAGAGCAAGTCCGGAGTGTACTTGCCCCCGTTTGTGGACTGGGCTGAAATGGCCGCTGACGCCACTCAGCCCTTGGTCATCACAGAAGGCGAGTTGAAGGCCGCATGCGCTACCAAGTACGGGTTCCCCACCCTAGGGCTAGGCGGTGTGTACAGCTTTCAGAGCAACGCTCACAACCACATGCTGATACCCGCACTGGCGGAGTTTGCGTGGGGTGAGCGCATTGTGTACATTTGCTACGACAGCGACTCCTCCACCAACCCCAACGTCCTAGTTGCAGAACAACGGCTGGCGCAACGCCTGACCGAGCTAGGTGCTTTGGTACACATCACCCGGCTACCCGCCCAAGAGGAACTGTCCAAGTGCGGCCTGGACGACTTCATTGTCCTGCGGGGCGCAGAAGCGTTTGCCGAACTGTTGGACAGCGAGAAGACCTACGCCTACGACGCTGCTAAGGTGCTACACGGCCTGAGCGAGCGGGTGGTGTACGTGCGCGACCCCGGCATCATCTGGGACCACACCTTGAAGCGCCGCATGAGCCCTAGCGACTTCACGGCTCACCAATTTGCCAACGTCCACTATTGGGCGGAGGTGTCCATGCCCAAGGGCGGCACAACACGGGTGAAAAAGCCCGCGGCCCCTGCTTGGCTTCAGTGGGAGGCGCGTGCGGAGTGCTTGGGGTTAGCCTTCCGCCCCGGTGCCGCCCGCATCACGGAGGACGGCTACCTCAACACGTGGACAGGCTGGGGAGTGACGGAGCCCATAGCGGGGGACGTCAGCCCTTGGCACGAACTCATGGAGCACATATTTGCCGGAGCACCCGAGGCACGGAGGTGGTTTGAACGCTGGACAGCGTACCCTATACAGAACCCCGGTGCCAAGCTGGCTACCGCTATGGCCGTGTGGGGGCCAACTCACGGTAGCGGCAAGACGTTGATTGGTCACACGTTGATGCGGGTGTATGGCACCAAGCACTCAGTGGAACTCAAGGACGCGGACTTGGAAGACGACCGCAACGAATGGGCTGACAGCAAGTGCTTTGCGCTGTGCGACGATATCACCGCCAAAGGCGACCGCAAGCTGATGCGGAAGCTGATGACCATGGTCACGCAGAAGATGCTGCGCATCAACACGAAGTACGTGCCATCCTACTCCCTTGAGGACTTGATCAACTACTACTACACGTCCAACGAGCCGGATATGTTCTACATGGATGAGAACGACCGACGCTTCTACGTGCATGAGACTCAGGCCGGCAAGTTCCTCAATTACAAGCGGTACGTGGCGTGGCGTGACAGCGACGAGGGCATAGCCGCCTTGTGGCACTACCTGTTGAGCGTTGACCTGGGGGACTTTGACCCGCAAGCGCCTGCACCCGTCAGTGACGGCAAAAAAGCCATGATTGACATGGGCAAGAGCGAACTGGGTGCGTGGGTGCTGGAGTTCCGCCGCAACACGGACTACATGCTCAAGCAGGCGAATATGACGGGTGACTTGTTCACCATGAAGCAACTCCACGCGTTGTACGACCCCATGGGCAACAAGAAGGCCAGCCCCAACGCCTTGAGCCGCGAATTCAAGCGGGAAGGGTACAACCCGTGCTGCGCCGGAGCGCCGGTGCGGTTGAGTAACGGTCAGCAGTTGGTAGTGTGGCCAGTGCGGAACTTTGACAAGTGGAAGAAGGCACCGTGGGGTGAGGTCAAGGCCGAGTATGAGAAGCACACCACCGTCAGCGCCAGCAAGAAGTTTTAACAGGAGTCGACAAATGAGCAGATTGGTATTGCCCGCAGTGGCAGCCGTACCGGGGACGGTAGAGCCTACCCCGTTGCACCTTGTACCCAGCAGCGGTGGGGTGAAGTGCGTTGTTTGCGGAGAGAGAGCAAGTTCCGCATGCGCTTCCACTACACAGACCAGGCGGAAATGTACACGTTGTTCAGCGACGCAGAGGGGTTCGCTATGTACGACCCCGCCGAGCGGATGATGAAGCTATATACTACACTTGCAGGAGCGATCATGGCACGTCTCACTGAATTGCAGAAGCTGCGGAGCGCGGTGCTCAACGCAGACAATCACTACGCGGTGTTGGGGGTAGCTACCGGAGCCGCCACGGACGTGATCAAGGCCGCTCACCGCACGTTGGCGCGAGCCTTTCATCCTGACTTGTCCAAGTTGGAGGACGCTCATGATCTGTGCGCCCGTGTCAACGTGGCCTACGCGGTGCTGGGGGACAAGGAGGCACGCCGCAAGTACGACGCTGTGGAGCGCACGGAGGAAGCTCAGTGCACCCGGTGTGCCGGTACGGGCACGGTGTACAAACAAAAAGGGTTCAACAAGAAGGTGCAGTCACCTTGCCCGGTTTGCGGAGGGCACGGTGTATGCGCATCTCAATCAAGAACATAACATGGCGGCATCACCCACGGCTGCACGCTGAAGTCGGCTACATTGAGAGCCAGTACGGCGAGCGGAAGGTGGCCATGCTCGTCAACGAGACCAACAACCCGCGCCGCCCCGCTGGCGGCACGATACCGGCCAAGCCGTTCACATTGGAAGTGTACGTCCCGTTGTTGACAACTCAAGACAAAGTCCTCAAGTTCACCCGTGAACACGAGGCCAAGGCGGAAGCTGCCCGGCTGCTGGGGCGCTTCCTAGCCGATACCACAGAGCAACCCACATGACATCAACCCGCCCGTCAGGGCATTTTACAAAAGGAAAGAGCATGGACTTGTATCAGTCTTACATTCACATCAGCCGCTACAGCCGTTGGCGCGATGACCTGGGCCGACGCGAAACCTGGGAGGAAACCGTCCAGCGGTACATTGACTTCTTTGACGCCAAGACGGAGCACCGCTTCGGCCCCGTGTTGCAAGGCAAAGTGAAGGACGCCATCACCGCGCTGGGGGTCATGCCTTCCATGCGGGCACTGATGACCGCTGGGGAGGCTCTGGAGCGTGAGAACATTGCCGGGTTCAACTGCAGCTACTTGGCGGTGAACAGCAAGCGTTCGTTTGCGGAGGCGCTGTACATTCTGATGTGCGGCACCGGGGCGTGCGAACTGCCCAACACGTAAGAGTTTCACCAACCCGCCCCAGCAAGGGGGCTTTTTCAGGAGGTCGTTATGAAGCCACAAAAAGGCGAACTGTTCAAGCTGGTGGACGCTTTGAAGCCCACCACCCTCACCTTGGAGGTGTGCAAGGCTCACGGCTGGGCTTACCCGCCCGTGCTGCTCACGTACAAAGGAGCCGTCACTGGCTCAGTTGTGCGCTCGGTGTTCAATTTGTAAGGAGTGTTGACATGTTGTTATCGTACTTGGAACTGAAGGCCGAGGTGCAGAACAAGGCCATGCACCCGGTGGAGGACGCTCAGGTCAACGCCAGCAGCGTGGACGTCCGCTTGGGCAGCAAGCTGTTGGTGGAGGAGCTACCGGAGGGGCTGAAGAAGAGCGAGTTGCCGGTGGTCACGTTGCGTGAGCGCGAGCCGCTGACCTTCACTGAGTTCAACCTGGAGCCGGAGGGCGAACCGTTCCTCCTGTACCCCGGTCAATTTGTGTTGGCGCAAACGATTGAGGAGTTCAACCTGCCTCTGGATATCAGCGCAGAGTTCCGCCTCAAGAGCTCAGGGGCGCGTATGGGTCTGAGTCACGCCTTGGCGGTGTGGGCGGACGCTGGCTGGCACGGCTCTGCGCTCACACTGGAGTTGCACAATATCAGCCAGCACCATATTATCGCTCTGCACCACGGAGACCGCGTAGGACAGATGATTTTCCACCGCCATGTAGGTGTGCCCAGGGAGCGTAGCTACGCAGTGCGGGGAGCGTATAACAACAACCTGGAGACCACAGCCGCTCAACAGGAGAAGCAATCATGAGCATCCGTGACGGGTACGCAGAAGAGTTTGAACAATGGAAGGTGTTGAACCCGCCCGTGGAGCGCGAGCTACGGGCAGCCGCAGCCCTTCAGTACGGGGTAGCGGAGGAGGACGTGACACCGGCGCAGATGGACTTCATTCAGCGCCGCAGGTTCTTCAACGACACCGCCTTCTGGGCATCAATTTGGGAGAGCGTCAAGTGAGCTCAGAGGACTACGACGAGCCGGGTAGTGGCGTGGTGTACGGAGTAGCCGGTGGGTTGATCTGCTGGGTTGTAATCGGCATCTTGATCTGGGCTTTGTGGTGACGAACCCGAATAACCCTAAACTTCGGTTGGGTATTCTAAAAAGGGCTTTACGAACTTCGAAGTCCGGGTTATAGGTCGCCTCACTTGCAAACCGTGAAGAAGCAAACCACCGAAGAGATCATTGCCTTGTGCGCAGCCAAAGCTGCTCTTGCCAGCGCTGCCCGCGTAGCTGCACCCTCTAATTCACTGCCACACTGTTTAAGGAGATCCACATGTTCTACATCGGCCGACGTAACAACCCTCAGCTTGCCACCCCGTACTTCAAAGCCTTTGGCAAGCTGACCAAGAAGGAAGCCAAGGCCAAGGAGCAAACAGCCTACGGCTCAATGTGGTTGACGGCTTACAAGACTGAGGCTGAGTACACCGCTGCTGTAGAGCAGATGAAGCAAGAGGGCAAGCGTTTCGTATAAAACCGGGGCGCGTACACCACCCCACTTTTCAGGAGTCGACAAATGAGCAACTTCAAACCGATGCTGAGTGGGAGCGTTGAGGACGCCTCCGCGTTGAAGCTACCCTTGCTGGCCAGCGTCAAGCTGGACGGTATCCGCGCCATGGTGATCAACGGGGTGTTGGTCAGCCGTAACCTCAAGCCCATCCCCAACGCCTACGCTCAGAAGCTGTTTAGCAAGCGCATGTTCGAAGGCTTGGACGGCGAACTGATTGTGGGCAAGGCCGGAGACCCGGACGTGTTCCTCCGTACCTCTTCAGGCGTGATGAGCGGTGACGGCCAACCAGACGTGTACTTCCACGTCTTTGACTGCATGAGCAACCCCTCCATCCCGTTCATAGCGCGTTGGGAGCACGCCCGTCACACGTCAGACAAATCAGACCGAGTCATTGTAGTGCCGCAGTCCATGATCAGCACCTTGTCTCAGTTGGACGAGTTTGAGGCTGCCGCCTTGGGTGACGGGTACGAAGGCGTCATGTTGCGCAGCGCCAACGCACCGTACAAGTACGGGCGGGGCACGGTCAAGGCTCAAGACCTGATGAAGCTGAAGCGGTTCGCTGACGCAGAGGCCAAGGTGGTGGGCTTTGAAGAGCAGATGCACAACACAAACGAGGCCAAGCGCGACGCCTTGGGTCATACAGAGCGCAGCAGCAAGAAGGCCGGCATGGTAGGCAAGGGCGCATTGGGGGCGCTCAAGGTGGTGGGTGTCAACGGAACCTACAAGGGCGTGGCGTTCAACATCGGCACCGGGTTTGATGACGCTTTGCGCGCAGAGATTTGGACCAATCAACCCCGGTGGCAGGGTGCTGTGGTCAAGTTCAAATACTTCCCCAGCGGCAGCAAGGAGGCACCCAGGTTCCCGGTATATTTAGGCCAACGTCACAAAGGAGACATGTCATGACCAACAAGATAGCCGTTTGCTCACTGCTGGTGTTCGACGCTACCATCTGGGCTCACAACTTGTTACTGGCCATGGCCGGGAGGGGCTTGGTATGACAACACGGGTAGACCGCGCCATTGCGCGCAACATGCGCCGTTCGTACAAGTGCCGGCAATGTACCAAAGAGCGCAGCGGGGAAGGGTTTGAAGTGACAGTGGACGTGACGTCACCGGCTGAGGCGCAAGAGTGGGCCACCAAGCTGACCCCAGCCCCGCGTAATACGCCGGTGGGTTGGCCCAGCTACCTGGACGGCTTCCAGTGCTCGGATTGCACCAAACAAGACCTCAAGACCTTGATCACCCCCAATGGAGACAGGTCTGGCCACAGGCCAAGTAACCTGCGCGACGTCACGACCAGAGTCAACAATCAGAACCGTCACAAGGTACGGGCTGCGTCCGGGCTCAGGGGTGTGTACGAACAACCCGACAAAAGAACAAGCATCGCAAGCCTACCAGGAGGCCAGGGCTGGTAAAGTAGCACTTGCCTAAAACTTTCCTGGGAGGTATGCTACCGTCCGTGGCTCGGTTAAAGGCCACTCTTTGTCAACACTGTAAACTGGAGAACCGTAACATGGCAACCTACAAAACCGCGGACAAACCCATCAAACTGCCCAAGACCCTAGCCGGGTGCGCTGACCGCTTGTACGAGGTGCGCCAACTGCGCCTTGCCAAGCAACGCGAGGTGGAAGCCTTTGAGGAAGAGGAATCCGCCCTGCGTGAGCACCTCATTCAGAACCTACCCAAGAGTCTTGCCAGCGGCATCGCCGGCAAGACCGCCCGTGCCTCCATCGCCAACAAGGTGGTGGTGCAGGTGACCAACTGGGACGAGGTGTACGGGTACATTGTCAAGAACTTCAAGAAGAACCCTGGTGTGTTCGCCCTGCTGCAGAAGCGGGTGGGTGAAGTCGCCGTCAAGGAAATTTGGGAAGCTGGCAAGGAAGTGCCCGGCACTCAGCCTCTGGACGTGCCCACCGTGAGACTGAACAAGCTATGAGCACTGTGCTGAAGCTCCAACGGAGCCTTGCTGGCGCACCTCAAGTGCTGGGCTACAACCAAACCAAGTCCGTGCTGTTTGAAGTACCGCTCACGCCGGACTTGGATAGGTTGTTTGCCGGACGCGACAAGGTGTACGTCAAGGCCACGGTGCGCAACAAGGGCGGCACTCAGCGCGTAGAAGTGCTGAATACCACCCGCGCTCAGGACTGGTAATCATGCGCAACGAACGCGAAGCCCACAGCCAGTTTCTGGAGCCTGGACAGGAGAACAATATGCGTTGACAGAATAACCGTAGCCCACGGAGAGGCTTAAATCTCCGCACCTTCACTCTGTTATCTATGCCACTTGAGAGGAAACACCATGGCCACCCCAAAGAAACCCGCAGCAGCCAAGTCCACCGCCGTAGTGCCGTGGGAAGCCGAAATGGCGCAACGCGCCGTCAAAGCCGCCAAAGCCGAAAAGATCACCGGCCTCACCAAGAAGCTCAGTACTCGGGGCGGCATCCTGAGCATTGACGACACCCCCGTTGAAGACAATGAACTGCGCGTCATTGTTGTCGGTTCTGTTCATGAGAATCAATACTACACGGAAGCCTACAACCCCAACACGCCCACCGTACCGGCCTGCTACAGCTTCAGTGACCCTGAAGCCGACGCTCCGGAAGACGGCATGGCTCCCCACGAGGAAGCCGAAGACAAGCAAAGCGACGACAACGGTCTGTGCTCCAATTGCTGGGCCAACCAAATGGGCAGTGCTGACGTGGGCCGGGGCAAGGCGTGCAAGAACATCCGCCGCTTGGCCGTCATCACTGAGGACGCGCTGGAGTCGGTGGAGTCACTGAGCGAAGCTGAAGTCCGCATGCTCAACGTGCCGGTGATGAGCACCAAGAACTGGGCCAAGTTCGTCAACGCTGTGGCTGAGGACATGAGCCGTCCCTACTGGGCTGTTGTGTGCTTGGTCAAGGTAGTGCCTGACCCCAAGAGCCAATTCCAAATCACCTTCAAGTTTGAAGAACTCATCAACTTCGACGGTGAACTGTATGAGGCCATGAAGAAGAAGGTCACTGCCGTCAACCAGCAGCTGGTGTTGCCGTACCTCAAGCAAGCTGACCTGGCAGTCGCCCAGCCGGTACGTCCTCAAGTCCGCATGGCACAAGCCATGGCCAAGAAGGCTCCTCCTGGCAAGCCTGCAGTCAAGCCTGCAGCCAAGCCTGCAGCCAAGCCTGCAGCCAAGCCTGCACCTGCGGCCAAGCGCGGTAAGTTCTAACCGCTGACGTGCAAGGAGGGCTTCGGCTCTCCTTGTTGTTTATGTTTACAAACGAGGAATCCGTATGAGCCTGCTCACCTTACCATGGCGCCAGTTTGTGGAAGAGCTACAGGCGAGCGAGGATGAACAGTTGGTGTGGGACGCTCTTGAAGCAGAGCGCCGCGCTGGCAAACGCCCCGCCGTCATGTTGCGTATCTACCAACGGGCAAGTAAGCTCCGCCGGCAACGCGAGCACAGGGAGCTCCTGGGGCTGACACCATGACCAAAATCAAACCAATCACAATCGACTTTGAGACGCGCCCCATTGAGCCGCGCCCGCACTACCCGCCGCAGCCCGTAGGCTTCAGCATCAAGTATCCGGGCAAGAAGTCAAAATACTACGGGTGGGGGCACCCTGTCAAGAACAACTGCATTCAAGAGCAAGCTGCCGAGGTTCTACGCGACGCGTGGACCAGCGGGCAGCATTTGTTGTTTCACAACGGCAAGTTCGATATTGACGTGGCACAAGAGCACATGGGGCTGATGGACGCGCCCCTTGACCCGCTGAAGTGCCACGACACTCAGTTCCTGCTATTCCTGCTCGACCCGCACAGCTTCAACTTGGGGTTGAAGCCCTCCGCTGAGAAGTTCCTTGGCATGCCCCCCACCGAGCAACACGCTCTGCGGGACTGGCTGTTGGAGCACCAGAAACGGCTCAAGTCAGAGGGGTTGCTACCGGCCAACGTGCGCATCACGGAGGGCAACTTCGGAGCGTGGATTTGCCTTGGCCCAGGGGACTTGGTGGGCAAGTACGCCGACGGTGACGTTGTGCGCACTGAGAAGCTCTTTGACAAGCTGTACCCGGAAGCTGCAGCCCGTGACATGCTCCCAGCCTATCAACGTGAGCAGAAGCTGGTGCCCATCCTGCTGCAGAATGAGCGCCAAGGCATGAAGTGCGATGTCAAGGCTCTGGAGTCTGCGCTGACGGTGGGTGAGCCCGCCACGGTGGCCGCAGAAGCGTGGTTGCGCAAGACGCTCAAGGCTCCTGACCTGAACTTTGAGAGCGACACCCAACTGGCTGAAGTGCTTGATCGGGAGGGTGTCATCACTGAATGGACGCTCACGCCTACCGGCAAGAAGTCAATGAACAAGAAGGCACTCAAGCCGGAGCACTACCACAACAAGAAGGTGTTCCAGGTGCTGGGCTACCGTAGCAAGTTGGCCACCTGCCTGCAGACGTACATCCGGCCTTGGCTGGACACCGCCCACCAAACCAACGGCATCCTGCACGCGGGTTGGAATCAGACCCGCAACGACCGGGACGCCGGTGCACGCACCGGGCGGTTGAGTAGCAGTCCCAACTTCATGGCTGTGGCCAAGTCGTTTGAGGACAAGGGCGACGGCTGGAGCCACCCGGACTTCCTCAAGAGCCTACCGCACCTGCCGCTCATGCGTCAGTTTCTGCTGCCGGACTCACCCAAGCACTGGTGGGGCAGACGAGATTACAACCAGCAAGAGCTACGCATCCTGGCTCACTTTGAAGACGACAAGCTGCTGCAGGCGTACTTGCAGAACCCCAAGTTGGACGTGCACACGTTCGTTCAACAGGCCATCAAGACGCTCATGGGCTTGGATTTGCCCCGTACTCCTATCAAGGCGCTCAACTTCGGCTTGCTGTACGGCCAAGGCGTGGGCAGCATGGCTGAGAAGCTGGGCAAGTCAGTGGAGGAGATTCGCACCCTCCGCAACGCTCAGTTGAGCGCCCTACCCGGCCTGAAGGTTCTGGACGCTGCTGTGAAGCAACGGGGCAGAGCCGGTCAATGTATCACCACCTGGGGTGGGCGTCAGTACTTCGCTGAAGAGCCACGAGTGATTGACGGCCAGCTGCGCACGTTTGAGTACAAGCTGCTCAACTACCTCATCCAAGGCTCTGCTGCTGACTGCACCAAGGAAGCCTTGATCCGCTACCATGAGATGGGCTATGGGGACGCCCGGTTTGTGGTCACCGTACACGACGAAATCAACATCAGCGCCCCCAAGGGTGCGTTCAAGAAGGAAATGCTCCGCCTGCGGGAAGCGATGATGTCGGTTGAGTTCGATGTACCTATGTTCTCTGACGGTGAGTTTGGCGCCAACTGGGGCGCCATGCAAGAACTGAAGGAGCCTATGATCGATTTGTCACGTTGGAAAGGAAAGTGAATATGGCTACCGCCAAGAAAGTTATCCCCATCAAGCCCCTCACCAGCTGGAGTTTCAGCCGGTATCAGGACTACAAGAGTTGCCCCGCCAAGGCCAAGTACAAGCACATTGACAAGCTGAAGGAGCCGCCTAGCCCCGCCATGGAGCGCGGAGCGGCCATTCACAACTTGTGCGAGCAGTACGTGAGGGGCACGCTGGCCAAGCTACCGCCGGAACTCAAGCTGTTCAAGGACGAGTTCACCAAGCTGCGGAAGATGTACAAAGCCAAGAAGCTACCCATGATTGTGGAGGACAACTGGGCCTTCACCAACACGTGGGAAGAGTCGACCTGGAATGACTGGGTCAACTGCTGGGTGCGTATCAAGCTGGACTGTGCCCACTACGAAGAAGCCAACGTGTTGTACGTCACTGACTACAAGACCGGCAAGATGAACGACTTCAAGAACGCCGAGTACATGGAGCAGTTGGAACTGTACGCCTTGGCCGCCTTGTTGATGAGCGCGGTGGAGGACGTCACAGTGGTGCCTCGGTTGCTCTACCTGGACAGCGGTGATGTGTACCCTCCACCCGGTCAGGAAGTGACCTATACCCGCGCAGACTTGAAGAAGCTGCTTACCGAGTGGAACAAGCGTGTCAAGCCGATGATGATAGATACCCGCTTTGCCCCCAAGCCCAGCGCCAACTCTTGCCGGTGGTGCTACTTCAGCGCCAGCAAGAATGGTCCATGCCAGTTCTAAGGAGACGACAATGATTCACGTAATGGTAGATTTGGAAACGCTTGGCCGCCGTGCCGGTTGCAAAGTGCTCAGCATTGGTGCGGTAGTGTTTGGCCCGAAAGGGCTGGGCGCTGAGTTCTACACGGAGGTGCAGCGCGACCACCAACCCGGCCTTCATGAAGACCAGGACACTGTCGACTGGTGGGCCAAGCAATCACCAGAGGCCCGCGAGCGTCTGTTCAGCAACGTGGGCAAGGTGCCGCTCAAGCACGCGCTGGAAGCCTTCAACGACTGGCTGGAGAAGCTCACAGACCGGGACGCCAAGGGCAACTTGAATGCGTGCGTATGGGGTAACGGGGCGGACTTTGACAACGCCATCCTCAACGTGGCCTACGCTGAAGTGTGCGTGGAAGCCCCAGCATGGCCGTTCTGGAACAACAGGTGCTACCGCACGCTGAAGGGCATGAAGCCCTCTGTCACGCTGGTGCGCACTGGAGTGTACCACAACGCCTTGGACGACGCCAAGAGTCAAGCGGAGCACGCAGTTCGCTTGATGACGGAGCTACAGGCATGGGAGGCGTAACTCACCGGTGGACTGTAGGGTCGGGTGGCTTCATAGGTGAGGTCACTTTGTTGTCGGTAGATGAGCTCAACTACGACCTACACCTGACCCGGCGCAAGTCGGTTCCTTTGCTGGAACTGACAGACGTGTACGTGCACCCGTTGCGCCGGGGCAGAGGGTGGGCGCAGGAGCTACTCACCACAGTCGTAGAGTGGGCAGATGCGCACCAGACGGACTTGGTACTCAGGACGGCAGCCTATGGGCCACAGAAAGACCGCAACAAGCGCTCGGTGCCCCGTATGACCAAGGAGGAACTGCAGGTGTTCTACGCACGCTTCGGCTTCAAGTCCCGCAAGGCAGACCCTTGCATCATGGTGCGGAGGTGGCGGTGAGTACCTACCAACTAGAGGTGCTGATTGAGAACTGGGTTGTGGACAAGGCGTACAACACATTGGGTGTGTTGTCGCTGAAGCTCAACGTGGTGGGCAGTACGGGGTGGCCTGACCGGGTGTTCTGGATACCGGGTGGCCGCCCCTTGCTCATTGAGTTCAAACGACCTGGAGGCGTTGCCAGCCCCAAACAAGCGCTGATTCACAAACAACTACGATACAGAGGTTATGATGTCCAAATCCACGACAACCGCGAAGAAGCCTTCCAAGCCGTCCAAGCCGCGCTGGACGCCGCACGCCTATCAGCGCAAGGCTGTCAAGTTCCTGCTGGAGCACGGAGCCGCTGCGCTCTTTTTAGACCCTGGCCTGGGGAAGACCAGCGTGACGATAGCTGCCAGCAAGATTCTGCTGAAGGAAGGCGTGATGCGCGGGGCGCTGATAGTGGCCCCACTCCGCCCGGCAAGAACCACTTGGCCAAAGGAGGTAGCAAAGTGGGCAGACTTCGAAGGTCTTGACTTGGCGGTGCTGCACGGCAACGACAAAGAACGCTTGGTGCGCGAGGAGCATGACTTCTATGTGATCAACTATGAGGGTCTGGCGTGGCTGTTCAACTTTGTCAAGGTGGGCAAGGTACAGAAGCCGGTGCTGACGGAAGCGGGCAAGGCTCTGCTGAAGAACGTGGACACGTTGGTGTGGGACGAACTCAGCAAGATGAAGCACCCCGGCACTCTGCGCTACAAGCTCGTCAAGCCGTGGTTGAAGAAGTTCAGCCGCAGGTGGGGCTTGACCGGCTCCCCGGCCTCCAACGGTCTGCTCGACCTGTTTGGTCAGTGCTACGTGTTAGACGAAGGCAATGCGCTCGGTCAGTACATCACGCACTACAAGGCAGCGTACTTCCTGCCCACAGACAAGATGGGCTACAACTGGCGTCCCAAGGAGGGCGCTGAGGAGGCCATTCACGCACGCCTCCAGCCCTTGGCTCTGCGCATGGACGCTGATGACTACCTCACCTTGCCCAAGCAGCTGGACCACGTCATCAAGTTTGACCTGCCGCCCACCGTGCGCAAGCAGTACGAGGAGTTGGAGGGAGAGCTACTCACCCAAGTGGACCAGCACTTGATTGTGGCCGCCAACTCCGGCAGCGCCAACAGTAAGTGCCGTCAGGTGTGCTCGGGTGCCTTGTACCTCCCCACCGTTGACCCAGTGACCGGGGCGGTGAGTACCAACGGAGGACGGAAGGCTGACCGCAAGTGGGTGCTGTTGCACGACGACAAACTGGATGAGTTGGAGCGTCTGATTGACGAACTGCAAGGCCAACAGCTGCTGGTGGCGTATGACTTCAACCACGACCTGGAGCGCCTGCTCAAGCGGTTCCCCAACACGCCCTACATTGGCGGGGGCGTCAGCGGGCAACGCGGGGAGGAGTTGGAGGCCGCATGGAACCGGGGCGAGCTACCGCTGCTGTTTGGTCACCCGGCCTCCATTGGCCACGGCCTGAACCTGCAGGAGAGCCACGCACACCACATAGCTTGGTTCACGCTCACGTGGGACTTTGAGCTGTACGACCAATTCAACCGTCGTCTGCGCCGCCAAGGCAACCACAGCGAACACCTCCATGTGTACCACTTCATTGCCCGCAACACCGTGGATGAGAGCGTCATGTACGCCCTCCGGCGCAAGAACCGCACCCAGAAGGTGCTGTTGGACGCCCTCAAGACTCGCAAGCGCGTCGACTGAAAGACCAACCGGAACTTCGGGTTATTCTAAAAAGGGCTTTACGAACCCGAAGTTCCGGTTTAGAGTTCGTCTCACGTTGATACCGAATGTCAACGCTCTGTTCAACCTGTACCACTGTTAGGAGTTCATCATGGCTTACACTACCGTCCGCACCCTCACCCTCCAAGTAGCTGACACCAGCAAGGTCAAGGGATGGGGCTTCTTGGCTCAGTTCGTTGAGTACGCTCAAAAGAAGGGCACGTTCACGGTCCATGACCTCACCAAGCGGTTCGTCGGCAAGCAAGTGCCCAGCAAGGGCGGTGAGGCAAAGAAGGCCAACACTGCCCGGATTGTGCGCTACGCTCACTGGTGCGTCCAACAAGGCATCATGGCACCGGTGGAAGTTTGATCTTCCGCTATACTTTCGGAGGGAGACGGACTATACTCCGTCTCCCTCAAGACAAACCGTAACGTCTGAGTGATAGGAACCGACACATGATCTACTTTCAAGCCAAACCCAAGACCGCAGTCCCCGGTGACAGCAGCACTCAATTATTTCCTGCCCCGGATGAAGCCTTCCACGCCAAGGTGGAGGAGGCTGTGGCCAAGCGTATTCCCCAGCCCCGTATCCAGTTCCTGGGCATGTTCCCGGCTGGAGTCCCAATCACCATCCTGGCCTCCACTGAGGTCTGCTGAGATGGACGCCCCCGTAGTGTGCCGCAGACGCGTCCAATCCTACACCTGCATACGGGTGGCCGTGGGACGCAAGTTCACCTACTACATTCCCATGGACAGCCTGGGGCTCAAGAAGGCCGACAACCGTGAGTTCCATGATGAGTGGGAAGAGTTCCCCGAATACCCGGTGCGCCGCGCCGCTGAGTTGTACCTCGGCGCTACGCAATACCGTGAAATGTCGCCCAAGGCCCAAGAGCACCTTGAGCGCATCGTGGCAGACCCTGCTACGCCCTATGACCCTGCTCGAATCATCCCTTTGAAAGAGGAACCTCAAATGACTGACGTCAAGAAAACCGCCCCCGCCAAGCAACCCGCTACCTCCAAGGTGGCTGCAGCCAAGCAACCCGCTACCTCCAAGGTGGCTGCAGCCAAGCAACCCGCTACCTCCAAGGTGGCTGCAGCCAAACAAGCTGAGGCCAAGCCGCTGGCACCCGCCAAAAAGGCCCCTGCCAAGGCTGCCCGCTCCATGTACTTCATGGTCAACGAGGTCATGAAGGCCGGCGCCAAGCGCGCCGCTGCAGCTGGGGCCAAGCCTGCTAAGGCCGCAGCCAAGGCTCCAGCAAAACAAGCAGCCCCGGCCAAAGCTGAACCCAAGGCCAAGGGTGGTACCGCCCGCAAGCCGGACGACCGCAAGTACACCGTGGGTGACGACTCCAGCATCAAGCGCGGCATCAGCCGTGACTTTGTGGACACCGCCAAGAAGCTCAAGAAGTTCACCCGCGCCGACCTAGTCGAAGCCTTCAAAGACAAGGCCGACGAAGAGCACACCGTGCGCTACGTCTACTATTTCGTGGGCAAGCAGGTGTTCGTGCCCGCGTAACCGGCAGACGCACTCACAAGGAGCCGACAATGACCCAACTCTCAATAGTAGAGTTTGGCGATGCGTTGCTGCGCACTCAGGACTTAGACCCTGTGTACGTGGCAATTGCAGCCGCCAACCTGGACCAACCCACACTGGCACGTCTGTCACTGGCGTACTGGTGTTTCTACAGCCTCGGTACGGCGGCCAAACTGGCTGAAATCAAGCAACCCAAGAAGTACTGGGAGGCCATGATGACAGCCGCCATCAACGAAGGCCAGAACCCCGACGGCAGCAAGCCGTGGCCACGGGGGGCGGAGCGCCGTCACTTCCGGGGCGCTCAGGCTATTCAAGCCATGGGTGAACTGGTGCAGTGGTACGGCACCAAGGACGCTCAGCACGCGGTGGATCAGTTCATCCAACCGGACGGCAAGGTGTCCCCCACGTACAAGTCAGTGGCCAAGGCTGTTCAGTCTCACCGGGGCTTTGGTGCGTGGATAGCCTTCAAGGTGGCTGATATGAGCGAGCGTGTGCTGGGCTACCCTACCGACTTTGCAGACTGCCACCTGGGCATCTACAAAGACCCGCGTCAAGGTGCCGCCGTAGCGTACAGCCAAGCGCCCCTCAGCGACCACACCGGCATTCTGGCCGAATACGACACGGGCGGCAAGCTGTGGGAGTACCCCATCACAGACGACCAGTTGGAGGCGACGGTGGCCTACTACGTGGCCTTGTGGAGCAAGAAGCGGGCCAAGGCTCCGGGCGGTACGCCCCGACTGGTGAACGTGCAGGAGATTGAGACCATCTTCTGCAAATACAAGAGCCACCTCAAGGGTCACTACCCGGTAGGCAAAGACACCCGCGAAGTTCACCACGGCTTGACAGGCTGGGGTGACTTGGCAGGTCAACTTCAGAAAGGACTTCCCCATGGCAAAGCGTAATGTCGTTATCGTGGGCAATGGGTTGTTTGGCAGCATTGCCGCTACCCTAGCCCGTTCCAAAGGTCACACCGTGACCGTCATCAGCAATGAAGAGAAGCTGGCTGCCAGCAAGGCTTCCGGGTGCGTGCTGGCTCCGTCCTGGCTCAGCAGCCTGGAGCGCAACCAAATTGACACCGCCATGGAGGTGCTCACCGCCTTGTACAAGGTGGAGGACTTGGTGTTCAAGACCAACCTGCTCAAGACCTTCAAGGCCAAGCGCGTTGACCCGGACTCCGTGTTGGTCAAGCCCGACGTTGTGGGCAAGGTCGCTACCGTAGGCGACGGTGTAGTCACCCTGGAGGATGGGCGCAAGTTCAAAGGTCGGGTGCTAGTGGCTGCTGGCATCTGGTCTCAGCACTTGGTGGAGATGCCCGCCATCAAGGGGCTGTACGGGGCTTCCGTCCGCTTCACCGGCACTCAGGTGGAAGACCCGCGCATCCACGTGTATGCACCCTACCGGCAAGCAGTGGCGGTCAACCTCAACAAGCGCACCGTGTGGATGGGGGACGGCACCGCCTTGGTGCAGGCTACGTGGATGAAGGAAGAGCAACAGCGCGTCAAGGATACCGTGGAGCGTGCTGGCAAGCTGTTTGGCCTGCAGGGTAAGCACACTGTGAACGTGGGCGTGCGCCCCTACGTGGAAGGCCACAAGGCCGGTTACTTCGCCCAAATCAGCCCCAACACGTGGGTGAGTACGGGCGGAGCAAAGAACGGTACAGTGTTGGCTGCATGGCAAGCTCAACGGTTAGTGCAGGAGGCGCTATGACAATCGTCTCATTGCGCGGCACTCATGGCTCCGGGAAAAGTTCCGTGGTCGCGAAGATTCTCGCCAAGTACGGCAGCACCCCGGTTATCAACCCGGACAAGCCGAAAAAGCCTTTGGGCTACCACGTAGAGCTACCCACAGGCCTCCTGTTTGTGGTCGGCAGCTACACCACCGCGTGCGGAGGGTGTGACGCCATTCAGCCCTACGCCGACATCTGGCCGCGCATTGAGAAAGCCGCAGACGCCGGTGATCACGTCCTGTTTGAAGGCGCGTTGGTCAGCAGCAGCTACGGCAACATCGGGCGCAGCAGTGAGAAGTACGGCAACGACGTGGTGTTTGCCTTCCTTGACACACCCTTGGCTACGTGCCTGGGGCGCATCAAGCAGCGCCGCGCAGCCAAGGGCAACGACAAGCCGCTGGACCCCGCCAACACGGAGTTCAAATTCAACTCTGTCAACAAGAGCATTGAGAAGATTCGGTCTGAGTTTGGTCGCCGTGTGGTGATCATCGACCATACTCAGGCGGTCAAGCAGACGCTCAAGTTGTTCGGCGTCACCTTACGCAAGGAGCCTTGACATGACAGTGATCATTCGACTGGGCACTCCGGCTGATGAAGCCGCTTGCAACGCTCTGGCCAAGCGTAGCCCGTACACTCGGGACTTTGCCAACCCTCCCCTGAGCCTGAAGGCCATGCGCAAGGTGGCGTTCACGGAGCACCAGGTGTACGTGGCGGAGTTGGACGGCAAGGTGGTAGGCTTCCTGTGGAGCCGCCCCATGAAGCCCAAGCACATGGCGTTCTGCAATGCCTACTACAGCGCGGTGGACACAGCCGCCGTAGGTGGGCTGGGGAGCGTCAACCGGCGCTTCCTGATGCGTGCGTTGGAGGACTCACCCTTCAAGGCGGTTGAGTTCGTGTGCGAGCACGGCAACGCCCCCACGCACGAATACTACACACGGGCAGCGGAAGTGGCTCGGTTCTTTGGGCGGGGTACTCGCTTGCGGGCTATCAAACAAGGCACCGTGGGCAAGGACGCACGCCCCTACACACGATGGAGGCTTGACTATGAACAAGAGTGATTGGCCGAACTTTGACCAGTTCGCAGACTTTATGCGTGAGCGTCACGAGATATACGTGCGCCGTCAGAAGGGTCAAGCAGCCCCTTGGACGGTGGACCCAGTGCTGCAGACGTACCGATTCTGCAACGTGTACCGTGAGCTGGACACGGTGACCATCTGGGTGCGGCAGAACATTCGCGAGCCGTTTGCTGACCACCCCAACCTGTGGTTCATGCTTTGCGCAGCGCGACAAATCAACCACCCCGGTACGCTGGCGGAACTCATTGCGGACAAGAAGGCTTGGCCTCACGCCAAAGACCTCAGCAAGTGGGAGCCGGAGCGCCTACGCGCCATCATGAACGACCGCAAAGCGCGGGGTGCGCAGGTGTACACCGGAGCGTACATGCTCACCAACGTGCTGAACAAGAATGACCCGCGTCCGCACGACAAGCCGTGGTTCACCGCCTACAAGGTGCTGGGCAACGTCCGTGACATGCAGAAGGAAGTGCAGGCTGCCATCCCGGTCAGCATGGAGGCCACCCACGCAGTGCTGCGCACCGGGTACGGCTGGGGCGGGTTCATGGCCTACGAAGTGGTGTGCGACATGCGCTGGACTGCCCTTGGCGGCCACTGGCCGGACATCAACACGTTCGCTCACGCTGGACCCGGTGCTCTGCGCGGACTGAACATAGTGGAGGGCAAGCCCAAGACCACTCCGCGCAAGGAAGCCCCGGCGCTGAGTATGATGCAAGCCTTGCTGGCAGAAACCAGACGAGAGTGGCCCAAGCCGTCCAAGCTGTACCCGCGCTTGGAGCTACGCGAAATTGAGCACTCGCTCTGCGAGTACGACAAATGGTCCAGAGTGCGGAATGGCGAGGGCGCACCCCGGTCTAAGTTCAAACCCTCGACGTAACATGGAGAACGACATGAGTGAAATCACAATGACGCAGCAATGGTTTGTGAAGGCCGGACAAATGCCGGAGGTTCCCACGCTGGACTTCCGTCAAGCCGCTTTCTACATTGGCATGCAGA